GAAGAAGGCGCGGACGTGCCGACGGTCCCCGTGGTTATCAAGCCCCGCGGCGTCCTTTGAAATGCACTACCCCGACACCCTATGACCCGCATTAACTGTATCGACCCGGCGCTATTGAGCGACAAGCACCTTGGCGCCGAATACCGGGAATTGCCCCGGGTCTTCGGACTGGTGCGCGACGCCATTGTCCGCGGAGAGTCCCCAGCCGACCCGCGCAACCCGGGGCAATATGTCCTTGGCGCTGGGCATGTCCGCTTCTTTTATCCCCGGCTTGGCTACCTGCTGACGCGATACCAGCAACTTTGCGACGAATGCCGCGCACGGGGGCGGGCGGTCAATTACGGCAACCCTGCAGCCCTGGCCGAAGGCATCCCCGCTGCCTGGTTTGGGCAATGGACGCCCGACGGCGCCGACCAAGCCCTCAACATTGAGCGAATCAACCAGCGGGGCGGCTTGCGGGCTTGACGGCCACGGAAGGCCCCGCCGCGGGCCTCCTGGCTACTTGAAGGACATTGGCGGGGTCGTATCGGGTCCGACGTGCTTTAACGCCTCCCGCATCGCCTCTTGCCGTTTATGCTCAATGTCCGTCGGGTACTTGTTGAACGTAGCAGCCGCGGCGGCCCGAAGTGCCGCAATGTCTTCGTCGTGACAATAGAAGGAATACAGCGCCGTGCCGGAGGGCTCCCGGCCAATCGGAGCAACACGCGGGTCGATATCAGCCGGAGCCAGTGAAGGGAAACGCATTGCCGCCAGGGCATATGCCGCCAGGGCGACGCCCTCCCGCTCCGAAGGAAACAAGCGCACTTTGACCAGCGCCAAATTTTCCTTGACCAAGTTTTTAGCTTGAAGAACGGTCGCCGCCTCCGTTAACCGTTGTTCCCGGGCCTTTGCCGTCGGTGAATCTTCGGAAATTCTCCCGGCATTGATGCAATCATAACAAGCGCCGGACTGGACATATCTAAAACTCATATGTCCGTTCTTACAAGGCTTGCCCGTAAAATATCGGTTTTCTCCGGCCATCATAGCTTGCTTGCGCGTCTTAATTTCCATTTCTTAGCCCCTTTATATGAAGTTGCCGCGCAGGGTATCATATATTTATAAGGAACTCAATACCCCGCCCGCACCTTTCCAACACTATCCGGTCCACGGCTACTAATTTCGTTTACGTCTTATATTAGATTATGACTTATCTTGTATAAGGTCGTACATTTTAGGTGTACAGCGTTCTATTTTAACGGGGTATCGGGGTAATATAGAGTATACTGTAATAGAATCAAGGGGTTACGTTACCCACCCCGTAATTTTGAGAGGTTGGGTAAAGGGGTAACGTGATGGAATGGGCCAGGCCACCGGGGGCGACCGTCTGTTGTGGTTGTCATTTGTGGCCGCCAAGGGCTAGAATTGGCGCACTATGAACGATAAACAAGCCCGATTCGTGCAGGAATACTGCAAAGACTTTAACGCGACGCAAGCCGCGATAAGGGCAGGCTACGCCAAGAATTCGGCGGGCCAGCAGGCGCACGACCTCCTTAAAATTCCTGAAATTGCGGAGGCAATCGAAGACCGCAAGGAGCAATTGGCCGCCCTGGCTGAAATCGACGCCGCTTGGGTCTTGAAGCAATGGCGGCAAATTGCGACGGCCGATGCCAACGAGTTAATGCAACTTCGCCGCGTGTGCTGTAGGCATTGCCATGGCTACGGGCACCAGTACCAGTGGACCGAAGCGGAGTACACGGACGCCGTGAATAAAGCCATTGACGGCGGCAAGCAGGCACCCGACGGCATGGGCGGCTTCGGCTACGACATGAACGCGGACCCGCACCCGGAATGCCCGGAGTGTGGCGGCCATGGCGTTGAAGTGGTCCACATGGCGGACACCCGGCGTCTACGCGGTTCCGCCCGTCGGCTTTACGCTGGCGTGCAGAAGACCAAGGAAGGCTTAAAGATTGTGACCCGGGACCAAGACGCCGCGTTGACCAATATCGCCCGTTACCTGGGCATGATGGTCGACCGCAAGGAAATCAGCGGCCCCGGCGGCGGCCCTGTCCCCCTGGCGCATATCACCGCGGACGATTTGACCGACGACCAGCTTGCCGCCATTCTCAAGGCGGACGAAGAAGAGGCCGCGGAGTGATAGGCAGCAAGGAAGCCGCGGCGGAACTGTTGCGGCGTAGGGAGGCCCGGCGGCAACTGGCCGCCTATATCGGCTACACGTCCCCGAAGTACAAACAAAGTGGCTTTAGTGCCGCGGTTTGCGCCGCCCTCGACATGTTCATTGACGACATGCAGGCGGGCCGCCGGCCAATCCTTGTGCTGCAGGCCCCGCCCCAGCACGGCAAGTCGGAGATTGTTAGCCGCAAGCTTCCGGCCTATATCCTGGGGCGCTTCCCGGATTGGCGGGTCGGCGCCGCGTCCTATTCGGACGAACTGGCAAACGCCATGGCCCAAGACGTGCGGCGCAACCTGGCCGACGAAAAGCATAGGCGGCTATTCCCCCAGCCAGCGGAAAAACGCCGGTATGACGTCAACCGCACGGGGGAATTTACGGCGCCAGGCGGGGCGGGCGGCTATCTTGGCGTCGGTGTGGGTGCCGGCCTGACCGGGCGGCCCGTTGATATCGGCATCATTGACGACCCGGTAAAGAACGAAAAGGAAGCCTTGTCGCCTACGGTCAAGGAAGGGCATTGGAACTGGTATCAAACCGTTTTCACGACGCGGCTATCGGAAAACTCCGGGCAAATCATCATGGCTACCAGTTGGGCCGAAGACGATTTGCCCGCCCGGATTTGCAACCACTTCAAGGGCGACCCGCGGCTTACCGTCTTGCGCTTCCCGGCCATCAATGAGCCCGGGGAAGTCGGCTACAACCCGAACTTGCCCCGCGGTCCGCTGGTCCCGGAACTTAAAAGCCTGGCATTCCTGCAAGAAGTCAAAAGCCTGTTTTCCGACTACTGGTGGGCGGCCATGTACCAGCAATGCCCGCGGGCGCTGGGCGGCAACGTCTTCAAGGAAAGCGGCTTGCGCTACTACTTCCCCAAGGACTTGCCGGCCAAATTCGACAAGGTCTTGGCTTCCTGGGATTGCACCTTTAAGGACACGGACGGCACGGACTTTGTCGTCGGCCAGGTTTGGGGGAAGGCTGGCGCCAATGCCTACTTGCTGGGCCAGGTTCGCGCCCGCATGTCCTTTACCAAGACCGTCGGGGAAGTCATCAAGCTAAAGAACGAATGGCCCAAGGTCCGGGAAATCCTGATAGAAGACAAGGCCAACGGCCCCGCGGTTATCGACACCCTCAAGGGCTCCGTTTCCGGCATCATCCCCATAGAACCGGACGGGTCGAAGCTTGCGCGGGCGCACGCCGTAACCAGCTATTGGGAAGCGGGTAACGTGTGGCTTCCGCATCCGGATTGGAGCGACCACCTATTCCGCGGCGACGGCAAGGTCAAGGAGTTGGTTGGGGAACTTACCGCATTCCCGGCCGGCGCCAATGACGACCAAGTCGACGCCACGACCCAAGCGTTGCGCCGCCTGTTCCCGCTGTTCAACAAGTTGAAAATTACCCAAGAGGCCCTTAACAAAGCCATGGGTCGCGCATAGCGGCCCGGGGCTGTACAATGACCGACAATTTACCCGGAGCGTCGACCATGCCCGAAGAGAAAAAGCAAGCGCCACGCATCCGGCGCAACCAAGAGAAACCCGCCGCCCCCAAGAAGGGAACCGGGCTACGTCGTGCCGCCAACAAGGCCAAGGAAGGCGCCAGCGTCGCCAAGTCCTACGCCTTCCCGGTCAAGCCCCCGGAACTTGCGCCAGGCGTTGCGCCTGCTGGCGTCACTCCCCCGGTAATGAGCATGGACGCCAACCCGTACCAGTTCGCGTCGGCCACGTTCCCCGGCGGCGGCTTCCCTGGTTTCTCCTACCTGTCCCAACTGGCTACCCGTGCGGAATATCGGCAAATGGCTTCGGGTATGTCGACGGAGATTACCCGGGAATGGTTGGAATTCACCAGCAAGCAAGACGACGACACCAGCAACGCGGAGAAAATCAAAGCCATTGAGGAAGAATTTAAGCGCCTCAACGTGCGCGGCGCAATCCAGAAGGCCGCGGAACAGGATTGCTATTTTGGCCGGGCGCAAATCTTCTTGGAGATTGCCGGCGCTGATCGTTCGACCCCGCTGATTCTCGACCCGCGCACCGTCAAAAAAGGCAGCTTGGAACGGGTCGTACCTGTGGAAGCCGTGTGGACGACCCCGGCCGGCTATAACGCCTTGGACCCCGCGGCCCCGGATTTTTACAAGCCGTCCAAGTGGTTCATGCTGGGCCAGGAAGTTCACGCGTCGCGCCTGCTAACCGTTGTAACCCGGCAGCTTCCCGATATTCTCAAGCCGGCTTTTAACTTTGCCGGCATGTCCCTTTCCCAGCTTGCGGAGCCCTACGTCGACAACTGGCTACGCACGCGGCAAAGCGTGTCGGACCTGCTTAACAATTTCAGCATTACCGCCCTTGCAACCAGCATGGACCAAGTTTTGCAGGGCGATGACGACGGCGCCGACCTGTTCGCCCGTGCGGAGCTATTCACGGCCACGCGGAGCAACAAGGGTTTGATGCTGCTGGACAAGGACCGGGAAGAATTGGTACAAATCAATACCCCGCTTTCCGGCCTGCATGAACTACAAGCCCAAAGCCAAGAGCATATGTGCAGCGTGTCCCGCATGCCTGCCATTATCCTTACCGGCATTTCCCCCAGCGGCTTGAACGCCAGCAGCGACGGCGAAATTCGGATTTTCTACGATTGGGTCGCCAGCCAACAGGAAACCCATTGGCGGGAACCGCTGGAAGTCATTTTGAAGGCCGTACAGCTTTCGCTGTTCGGGGAAATCGACCCGGATATCGACTTTACCTTCGTACCCCTGTACCAAATGACGCCCAAGGAACTGGCGGAAATTCGCCTATCCGATAGCCAAGCGGCGACCGCCTACATTGCGGCCGGCGTCATTGACCCGAGCGAAGAACGCGAACGCCTGGCCCGCGACCCGGATAGCGGTTATCAGGGCTTGGACACGACGGTCGAACTGGTCCCGCCAACACCGCCGGCCGGCGAAGCGCCCCCGGGCGGACTTGAAGACCCAGCGGCGGCCGGGGGCGGCAATGGTGCAGCAGCCTAAGACCGTCAAGGCGGTCCACGCCAATCGCGGTATTGAAGCCAAGTACCGCAAGGCCCTGCAACGGCTGATTGCCGAAATGCACGGGTCGGTCGAATACTGGCTTACCGCGGCCTATCGCAAAGAGCCGCCGCGCATGGCCGCTTTGGTTGAACAGGCCCAAGACGCCAGCCCCGCCCAGCGTATCCGCAAGGTATTGAACGACCTGGCCCGGCGCTGGCAAGACCGCTTCAACGAGTACGCCCCCAAGCTGGCCGAAGCCTATTTGCAAGGCATGTTCAAGTCGACCGACTCCGCGTTCCGTGCGGCACTCAAGGAAGCGGGTTGGGCCGTCGACTTCAAGATGACGCCGGCAATGCGCGACGCCTTCCAAGCGTCACTTGCTGAAAACGTGGGGCTTATTAAGTCCATTCCCGAAAAGTATTTGCAGCAGGTTGAAGGCGTAGTAATGCGGTCCTACAGCGCCGGCCGTGACTTGGCGACCATGGTCAAAGACCTAAAGGAACTTTACCCCGCTACCAGCCATCGGGCGGAATTGATTGCCCGGGACCAGTCGAACAAGGCAAACGCCGTCGTCAACCGTGCGCGGCAAATGGAACTTGGAATTACGGAAGCCATTTGGATGCACTCGCACGCGGGGAAGAATCCGCGCCCTGACCATGTGGCCGCCAACGGCAAACGCTACAACATTGCCGAGGGTTGCAAAATCTCCGGCGAATTTATCCAGCCCGGAGAGGAAATAAATTGCCGTTGTACCTGTAGGGCAGTTTTGCCGATATAGGTATAATCCTTGCACGCATCCATAGAAGTGGCACATAATCCAACATTATGCCGACCATGAAATTAGCCTTTGACCGAAGCGCCCGCCGGATTGATGCCGACGGGCGGCTCCACGTCGACCGCTCCCACATTTCAAAGGCCGCGGTCAACCCGTATTACGGCAAGGAGATTCCGGGCTATGAAGCCTTGGGCCTGCAGCCCGACGCCGTGTATCGGTTGTTCCGTGACCCTGTGGAATTGGAGCGCGGGGCGCCAACGTTCGCCCGGCTCCCTATTCTCTCCGAGCATGTACCCGTTACCGTAGATGCTCCCCGGCCAGATTTGGTCGTCGGCGCCATCGGTTCCGAAATCAATTTTACGCCCCCGTTTCTCGACGCCGACCTGTGCGTTTGGGACGCGACCGCCATTGCGGGCATTGAAACTGATAAAGTGCGCGAATTATCTTGTGCTTATCGTTATGTACCTGTCATGGAGTCCGGCGAGTATGAAGGCCAGCCCTACGACGGACGCATGACGGAAATACAGGGCAATCACTTGGCATTAGTTGAGGTTGGCCGTGCCGGGTCCGACGTAGTTGTGGCCGACCGAAACCCTTTTTCATTCAAGGAAACCGCCATGAAAATGAGCAAGCTGGGCAAAGCCCTCTTTGCGGCATTGTGCGCGGCCTCTCCTGTGCTTGCGGCGGATTCCGCCTTGCCGGCGCTGGTGGGCTCTGCCAACCGCAAGACTTTCAACCCGAAAGACGTTAAGGCCAAGCTCCTGGCCCTCGACGCCGATTTGGACCCCAACCAACTCGACAACGTTATCGACGCGCTGTTGGACGTGGAACAAGACCCGAAGCCGGTCGAAACTCCCGCCGCTGCCGTTGATGAATCGCCGGCCGACAAGCTCCGCGCACTTCTGGCGGGCAAGGTTGACGACGCCACACTGGAAGCCGCTTGCGGTCTTCTGGCTACCCCAGCCGCCGACGAAAAGCCGGACGACAAGGGCATGAAGAAGGAAGAAGTCGACGCCGCAATGGACGCCTACGGCAACAAGCTCCGCGCCGAAATGCGCGAAGCCAACGAAGCCCGCGCTGATGTTCGCCAGGTTGTTGGCGACGTCATTGGCATGGACTCCGCGGCCGAAATCTACGGCTTTGCGCTTGACCACTTGAAGGTCGACCGTAAGGGCGTGGAAGGCGCCGCCGCTCTCCGTGCGCTGTTCAAGGTCGCTTCCGCGAACAAACCCGCCCCCGTGCATGTTGCCCAAGATTCCGCCGGCCTGGCCGCGAAATTCCCGGGCGCCGCACGTTTCCGCAACGCCTAACAGGAGGTAATTACCATGGGCTTTCAAACTCAAGTCAACGCGCAACAGGCCCCGGCCGTTGTTGGCGACTTCGCTTCGGGCAATCCCCGTGCGGCTACCGTGTCCCCGGAAGGCGGCTTTGTTGCTGGCGCAGCTGGCGTCACCGTTGGCCGCTTCGCCTGGATTAAGTCCGACGGCGTTACCGTGCTGAATACCGGCACCGGCAAACCCGACGGCTTCATTCACCGCGAACAACAGGCGCTTATTTCGAGTTATCTGGCCGAAAGCAGCAACTTGATTCCGGTCGGCTTCCCCGTTACCCTCATGCGTACCGGCGATTACTACGCCCTGGCGAACGTTTCCAGCGCCGTGAAGGGTGAAAAGGCTTACGCCAAGTTCCAAGACGGTTCCACCCGTTTTGAAGCCACCGCGTCCGCCCCGGCCTCCGCTTCCATCACCGCCGCACAATCGGACACTACGCTTACGGTTTCCGCCGTCGGCTCCGGCTCCCTGAACGTGGGCGACTTGGTCACGCAAGCCAGCGGCACCCCGGCCTATATCACCGCCCAACTGACCGGCACGGCCGGCGGCACCGGCACCTATACGCTGAGTGTTTCGCAAACCGTTTCCAGCGGCGCCGCGACTGCCACCAGCTACGTCGAAACCGACTTTGCTTGTTCCCGTGCCGCTGGCGCTGGTGAACTCGCGGTCATGTCCCTGTAAGGAGCCAACAACATGAATCCCATTCTTCAAGCACTCATGGGCCGCGCTGGCATCCATTTCATGGGCGTCAACCCGGACTTCCAAGCGGAGGGCGCCGCCGCCGGTTTGCGTTTCGCGCAAGACGGCTTTGCGTGCGACGCGCAACCGGCACTTGTTACCGTGTCGAACTCCGGCATTCCGGCCTTCCTTTCGACCTACGTCGACCCCAAGCTGATTGAGGTTTTGGTATCGCCCATGAAGGCGGCCGAAATCGTGGGCGATGAAACGAAAAAGGGCGATTGGACCACCGAAACGGCGATGTTCCCGGTCGTGGAATCCACGGGCGTTACGTCCGCCTATGGCGACTACAGCGAAAGCGGTAACGCCGGGGTGAACTCCAACTTCCCGCAACGCCAGTCGTTCCATTACCAAGTCATGACCCAATGGGGTGAACGCGAACTGGAACGCGCCGGCCTGGCCCGTATTGATTGGGCCAACCGCGTCAACATCGCGTCCGCTCTGACCCTGAACAAGTACCAAAACAAAACGTACTTTTTCGGCGTTTCGGGCCTGCAAAACTATGGCTTGCTGAACGACCCCAGCCTGTCCGCCGCTATCAGCCCGACCACCAAGACGGCCGGCGGCACCAGTTGGGCGAATGCCACGGCGCAAGAAATTAACGCCGACGTGCAGAAGCTTTACAAGCAACTGCAAACCCAAGCCAATGGCCTGGTCGAACTGGATACCAAAATGACTTTGGCGCTTTCGCCAATTTCGGAAGTGTATTTGACCAAGACTACGGACTTTAACGTCAACGTTTCGGACATTCTGAAAAAGAATTTCCCCAACCTGACAATCAAGACCGCGCCGGAATATTCGACCGTGTCGGGCGAACTGGCCCAACTGATTGTCGAAGACATGGAAGGGCAGCGCA